CAGTTGCGCCAGTAGGTCCAGTTGCACCAGTAGGGCCAGTTGGGCCTCCAGATGGTCCCGTAGGGCCGGTGGGGCCAGCTGGACCCTGAGGACCGGGGCCCTTAACATCTACATATGCAAAATTGTCAGAGAGTACCACTACTTGGTTACCTCAGCTCTCACAATAAATTTTCCCTGGATAATCCGAGTGGTATCTCCAGCATTTTCTGTCTCGACCTCGATGTCGTATACGTAAGATCCTGGCTCGTATTCTGCCATATCGGCAGGTGGAATCAGTAAAGTTACAGTCCCCGCAGTCCCATTAACAGTTAAATACCCATTTTCGGTCGTGTATTCAGCAATAATGGTTAGGACAGGGTCCCTGGTTTCCGTGTCCCAACGACGAACTTGCATACGAGCCGTATATCCTGTTAGGGGGATTAACCGTCGAGCTGAGTTTTTTATGGTAAATACCTGGTGCACAGTAGATCCTTGATCAGTAATAAGATCATGGATATTGCCACGCAAATAACTCATGCGGAAAGTCCTAACAGGGGATTAGACTAGTCCCTACAATTTTACCTTAGTTTTACATGAATTAGTTAGGTATCTAGTAGAATTGATTCGTGCTTAAAAAAATATTTGGTGAAGACCTAGAAATCTATGTAGATGAAGATTTTCTTTTTGAAGAAGAACTGCTATATTTAGATAGTGAAATTGATAGGGCAAATAAAAATAACCTATGGTCGGGTGAGGCTGGTAGTACTTCAGATACGGGAACTTGGACAAATCGAAATTTTAGGTTAGAAAAAAATAATCAAATTCTTCAAAACATTGAAACTAGAATTTTAGAGGAATACTCGTTAAATATAGAAAAAATCCCGCAAGAGTTAGTCCATAAAGTTTTTAAGGGACTGGGTCCAATAAATCGAACATCTGTAGGACAAGGCTTACCCGTTCACGATGACTTAGGGCCACCTGAGCTAAATCTTCCTGTTGCTTACGGAATAGTTTTATATCTAAATGATGACTTTTCTGGTGGAGAGCTTTTTTATGAAAAATTAGGGCTCAAGATAAAGCCAAAGCGTGGTATGTTAGTGATTCACTCTGCACTTCCCAAATATGCTCACGGAGTGACTGAAGTGTTGGCTGGAACTAGGTATGGAATCACTCTATTTGTAGATTCTGTAAATCAGAATTTTTAGTAGTGCGCTGACAAAGACTTCTTCCAGCCTGTACCGATGTGGTACTTTTCACCCTCTGTAATTAAGGTTGACTGGTGGTAGAACGGCTTTGTACATGGAAATATCACTAAAGTTCCTCTAGAAGACTCTACGAACACATCTTGATCTCTAAAGTACAGGTCTCCACCTTTTTTGTCGCTATTAAGATATAGCAGACCCGTAGCTACTGGAGCTAGGTCAAGCTCCCCATCGTAGTCAATGTGTGGTCCCATTTCTTGTCCATTTACGTAATGGAATGTAGAAAAATCTGTCCAGTATCTTCCATCTTCGTATGGGATGTCTAGTGATTCGTGGTAAAACTTTCCAGCTTCATAAAATATGGCTTTTACCCAGTTATAGAAATCAAAAAGTTCTTGATTTTTTGTATTCTCTCTACGCTGCCCGGAGCCCTCTGCTGCCCTTTTTGTGCCATAAATATGGGGTTCAGTTTCAGACGATGTCTTCCATGGTTCTAGCTTTTTTATGATCTGGTTGTCTTCGTCATTTAAAAGCTCGTCAAAATTCTTGTGCCGATCAATAACCCAAGCGGCTTCTTCTTCTGTTATAACGTCTTTTATTACAAGAATCTTTTCAGCAAACAATTCTGCTTTTGAAAAAGCTAAATTAGGCATTACTGTTTCCTTGATGCCAGAGCGCTTTTTGCTCTGTCTGTAGAATTCTTTCAAAAGCCACTTCTAGTTCCTGGGCTCTTAATTCTTCTTCAGAGTACTGGGAATCTGCAAAATCCCAAAATCCAACAACTGTAACTCTATCTCCAGACCTAACTTCTTCTACTCGGTGAACGTTTTCAATTCCTCCAGGAAAAACAATTAGAGTTCCCTGCGGTAGTTTAACCGTAAGATCGTGGTCTCTAAAAATAAGCTCTCCACCTTCATAGTTGTCGTTTAAATAGAGAATGCTTGCAAATTTATTGTTGCTCCATGCCGATGGGTTTCCATCGATATCCGAGTTATCGGAGTGCCACCTTGCAAAAGCTCCTGTAGGCCACAGCTGGGCGTGAGTAGAGTTTGTCTTAACTTCTCTACCAAATGCTTGCTCTATTGCAGATTTAATTTCGTTATTTAGCCAATCAAAATAATTGTCGTGTTTAGCCTTAAGTGCTGACCTGTCGAAGGCCTCTTGGCTAGAAAGTAGTGCCATACCCTTAGAGTCGTAGAAGCACGTCTGCATCCAGTGACCTTCATTGACGCCCTGGTCTTCGAAGAAATCAATTATCTGTTGACACTCCACCTGGTCCATAAAGTTGGGGAAGGTGGCTACGTCATCTTTTAGCCATACAATTTCTCTAGTTGTGGTTTGCATTGGTTACCTAACGGTAGTGCTATTCTTTATGAACTCGTGTTCTCGTTCCTTCTCCATTTTAGCCCATTCTTCTTCCCCGTATTTAGCTTCATTTTCAAGCCATTCTGGGGTGCCTGGGAAATACTCTAGCCAGAAGTTTCTAATAAAGAATCGATCTCCGTTTCGTATATCCTTTACGCCGTGATAAAAAGGCTCTACGGATGGAAATATTAAGATATCACCGGCTGAAGGCTTATAGTCAAATTTAATATCATTGCTTGGGTCATTTCTATTCTCTCGAATAATAAATGCAAGCTCTCCACCGTCATAGTCGTCATTTAGGTACATGGTGCAGGTAACCCTAAACTTATTACCACGGGCTTCGGCCTTTTCTGGCTGCCAGTCGGTGTGGTAGTTCATAGACATGCCATCCCCCACTCCGCCTTCACTCTTATAGAGGCAAACAGAGGGGGTCTGATGCACCCAATTGTCAAGCTCGATCCCCATAGTTTCTACGTACTGCTTAGTAGCTGCGTAGAAATACTCTTCTATCTCTGTGACTAACTCGGGGTATCTGGTATTTTGCTTACTCTCTAGATGACGGTCCCACTCCTCCCTAGTGGGGAAGTCTTCCCAAATAGTGTCGCCACCACTTAGTTCATCATTTATTTCACCAAATACCCACCAGTTGTTCCAATTTGGAAGCTCGAGTAGCTTCTTCATTAGCACGTCTGGATTAGATATTGCATTCCTAAACACCCAGACTTGTGGGTGTAGTTTTTCTAGTCGACTAAAATCCATTATGTTTAGGCGTCCTTATTGCCGCCGTCCCATTCCTCTCGCTGATGCTTTTGCTGCTCTCTAACTATAGCAAACTCTTCTTGCCACTCATTTCTACGCTCTTCAGAGTACTCTGCCTCAGCGAAATCCCAGAAAGAAACCATGGTATATCTTTCTCCGTCTTTAATTTCTCTAACACCATGGATATTCTCTACCCCACCTGGGAAAACATAATATGAGTATTTATTTGGTTTTATGTCAATTCCATGATCTCTAAAGTACAATTCTCCGCCCTCGTAGTTGTCGTTAAGGTAGAGAATTCCAACATACTTATTGATCTCGAAGGCGGTAGGGTTCCCATCAAAGTCAGAATTATCCGAATGAGGTGAGGCAAATCCTCCCTTATACCACTTTTGAGCGTGAGATGTGTTAGGACGAACTGGCCTGTTAAAAATTAACTCAACGCATTTTTGGTACTGAATACGAAGTTTTTCAAAGAACTGCTCTTCTAGCCCGCAGTCTTTAAATCTGGCGTCATCCGGCGGAAGGCCCATCCCCTTCGAGTTATAAAAAGCTATGTCTCCCCATAGTTCCTCTCCTAGCATGTCAAAATACTTAATCATTGACTCTGCAGTTTCAGGAGTGACAAAATTCGGGACTTCAACAATTTTATTTTCTGTGATGCCTAACTGACTGTTTGTCACTGGCTCATCTTTTAAATATATGTATGTAGATATGTCTAAATTACCTAACATTATGCCCACTTATTTCCTTTAGCCCATTCTTCTTTTGCA